ATGAATCAAACAAAGTAGGCAAAGCCTACGATGCAAACACTAATAGTTTTAAGGGGTAAACATGACTGCCATCGTAGGTATTCAGGGAAAAGGCTGGGCAGTAATAGCAGCAGATTCCATGACTACTTATGATGACAAACCGTACTATGCCAAAGGTATGGACAAAGCAATACGCAAGGGTGACTATGTGTTTGCCTTTGCAGGAGATGCCATTGCTGGCAACATAGCAGAGTTTCTATGGACTCCGCCAAAGATTATTAAGACTATGCAACTTGATGCTTTTATGCAGGTCAAAGTGCTTCCATCATTGCGAGATGCAATGAAAGAACATGGTTACGAGCCAGATGTAATTAAAGACCCCAACTCTGGCTTTGATGCGCTTATGTGTTTAAACGGCGTTATTTATGAAATTGACGAGGAGTACATGTGGTCACGAGATGACCGTGGACTTTACTCAGTAGGCAGTGGTGGGCAGTTAGCACTAGGTGCACTAGCCACTGGCTTTAGTAAAAACTCAACAAAGGCAGCAGAGTTTGCTGCTCGTAGGGCAATCAAGATTTCCGCTGATTACTGTATTGGTGTTGGCGGAGATATAAAAGTAATCACACAAAGGGGAAACACAATGGCTGCAAAGAAAAAGATTTCACCAGCAATGAAAAAGAAGGCTTATGCAATGGCTGAAAAGGCTGAACCAAAAAGTGCAAAGGCTAAAGAAATGAAGGCTGGCATGGCAATGATGATGAAGAAAAAGGGTAAGTAATCATGTGTACAACATGTGGATGCGGAAGTGCAGTTGTTAATCAAGACGACAACTATGGAACAATTAACCCTTATGGCATCGGCGGGCGTGATGTTAATACTCCGCCAGTCACTCTTGGCGACAAGTAAGGAAAACAAATGTCAGACCCTAGACTAAAACGAGCAGGAGTGTCGGGCTTTAATAAGCCTAAGCGCACACCAAGTCATCCAACAAAGTCACATGTAGTTGTGGCTAAGTCTGGTGAGCAGGTTAAAACTATTCGTTTTGGTCAGCAGGGTGTAAGTGGAGATAAAACTCCAACAGCAAGACAAAAATCATTTAAGGCTCGCCACGCAACAAACATTGCTAAAGGCAAAATGAGCGCAGCATATTGGGCAGATAAGGTGAAATGGTAATGGCTAAAAAAGAAGTATGGGATAGACCAAACCCTAAGAAAAAATCTACACCACTTTCACCCGCTGCTAAAGCATCAGCCAAGGCTGCTGCAAAAAAGGCTGGTAGAAAATATCCTAATCTTGTGGATAACATGAGAGCAGCACAGAAGAAAGGCAAGTAACTATGGCTACAGGTTATGAAGGTTCAACACTCGTTGCTGAATTAAATCGGCTTGCCAATGCTGGCACATATCCAGCACGCACTCTTTTTCTTGAGGCACAAGGAGCAGCAAATAAATATGCTGGCACCACAGGTCTAGGCATTTTGGCTGCTCTTAATTACAAGGTTAGTTCAACTCGTACACGAGATAAATACAAAGATTTAAATGCCGTATGCAATGAACTTGCTGGAACCACGGGCAAGTCAGCCGTATCAGCCTTAAGGAGCATTAACCTGTGAGCACCCTTGAACAAATTACTGACCGTGTGGATACACTCCTTCACGGCTACAGCCTTAACATGGAATCAACTACATGGTTAACTGGTGCTGTAACAACTACAACCCAGACAACCATTTCTGTAAATGATGCCAATGTTGTAAGCCGTGGCTTTATTCAAATTGAAGATGAGATTATGTATGTTAACTCTACTAGCAACATTGACAATACTCTTACCCTTGCACCATGGGGTCGTGGACAGCGTGGCACTATTGCAGCAACACACACAAACTCATCTAAAATTATTGTAGCCCCACTATTTCCACGCTATGAAATTAAGCGTGCTATTAACGACACACTCAATGCAATGTACCCAAGCGTATTTGCTATTGGTCAATACCAGTTTTCATACATTGCTGCTCGTACAACTTATGATATTCCAGATGCAGTACAAAATGTATTGGCTGTAAGCCATCAAGTAATTGGTCCATCTAAAGAGTGGCTACCAGTTCGCGCTTGGCAACTAGACCGTACAGCAAACCCAACAGCCTTTGGCGATGGCACAAACTTTGGACACTCACTTGGTATCTACTCACCAGTAGTACCTGGTCGTACTGTCAATGTGGCTTACTCAAAGCGCCCAACCATATTTGATTTAACTACAGCAACAAGTCAAGAATACTCAACAATAACTGGCATGCCTGACTACTCAGAAGATGTAGTGGTTTATGGCGCAGCCTTTCGTATGATTTCTTTCCTAGACCCATCACGCCTTGGTGCGCTCTCTGCAGAAGCAGATGTGCTTGATAACCAGCGTGGAGCACGAAGTGGTGAAAACGCAGCACGCTTCTTGTTCAATGTTTACAACACTCGTTTAAACGAAGTGGCGGAGAACCAACGCCGTCAATTCCCAATTCGTTCACACTACCAGAGATAAGGCACCCCCATGGCAGCAGGCGACCCAGGTACACTCAAGCGGAACTTCTCCGCTACCGCAATAGAAACAACGCTAGTCAATGCAATGACATCGGCAGCAACTGGCGATACAACCCCAAGCGTTTCTGTTGTATCCGTCAGCGGTTTTCCATCAACCGTTCCTTACACACTTATTCTTGGACCAGATACTAATAAAGAAGAAGTAGTTACAGTAACCGCTGCATCATCTACTACTCTTACTATTACTCGTGGACAAGACAACACACAGGCTGTTGCCCACGCTGCTGGTACATCTGTACGCCATGGTGTTTCTGCTCGTGATTTTAAAGAAGAACAAACTCATCAAGCAGCCCGTGGCTATGATGCTGATACCGCTATTCTTTCTAATGCTGGTCTAACACATGTTCACGGACTTGTATCAGGCGATGGTTCAGTAGTTGGTGCAGACCAATCAGTTACACTTACTCGCAAGACTCTTACAACTCCAACCATTAACGGTGCTACCCTTACAGGTACAGTAACCTCAACAGCATCTATTGTTGTTAGCGGTGCTGGAACAATTACTGGTCTTTCATCTGCTGGTATGGTTGCCTCATCTGCAGCACCTAAGAATTATGTAGATTCAATCCTTGGCTCAGCAACCTCTGCTGGTATCTCGGCAGCCTCTGCTGCAGTAAGCGCTACATCTGCAGCCACATCAGCCTCTAGTGCTTTGACAAGCCAAACTGCTGCTGCAACAAGCGCAACCAGTGCTGCAACTAGCGCATCTTCTGCTTTAACATCACAGACTGCTGCTGCAACTAGCGCTACCAGCGCTGCTGCTTCGGCAACGGCTGCTGCTACCAGCGCAACAAGTGCTGCTGCTAGTGCTACCGCTGCTGCTACTTCGGCTACATCCGCTGCTGCCAGTGCAACTACTGCTGCTGCATCTGTTGCAACTATTGCAGGTTATTCAACATCTGCTGCTAACTCAGCATCTGCTGCTGCAACATCAGCCACAAGTGCTGCTGCATCAGCAACCGCTGCTGCAACATCTGCAACTTCTGCTGCTGCCTCTGCTACTACAGCATCTAACTCTGCTGGTACAGCAACTACACAGGCTGGCAATGCATCTGCTTCTGCTACTGCTGCAGCAACCTCAGCAACTAGTGCTGCTGCTTCTGCTACCGCAGCAGCAACTTCTGCTACAAGCGCTGCTACCTCTGCTTCATCTGCTCTTACAAGCCAGACTGCAGCAGCAACAAGTGCTACATCGGCTGCAACTAGTGCATCAGATGCTGCTACAACTTATGACAACTTTGATGACCGCTACCTTGGTAGCAAGGCATCTGCGCCCGCATCAGATAACGATGGCAATGCACTTCTTGTAGGTGCTATTTATTGGAACTCAACACTTAACAATATGTATGTGTGGTCAGGTACTGCATGGGTACAGATTGCAAGTTCAAGCGTTTACTCAGCACCTACCCTTGGTAGCCAGGTTATTGCATCTGGAACTACATACACAAATATAGATGGCTTAACTCTTAACTCAACTACTATTCCAAATAGCAAAACTTTGGCTGATACCAACTCAACTCAGACTTTATCTAATAAAACATTAGATGCAGCCCTTACTTTGGCAGACCCAACAGTTGCATTAGGTGTTGCTACCAAACAATATGTAGATGCAGTAGTTGGAAACACTAATTACCATGCACCAGTTGTTGCAGCAACATTTGTTAACATTAGTTCTACATACAATAATGGTACATCTGGTGTTGGAGCAACGCTTACTGCTACATCAAATGGAGTAATTGGAACTGTTGATGGTGTGACATTATCTGTCACTAATAGAATTCTTGTTAAAGCACAAACTACTCAAACACAAAATGGTATTTATACCGTCACAAGCGTGGGTAGTGCTGGCACACCATGGGTAATAACTCGTGCTACAGATGCAGACAATAACCCTGCTGGTGAAATGGCTAATGGCGATGTTGTATTTTGCCTTGGTGGAACCACACAGGCTGGCAAAACATTTATTAACGCAAGTACAAATCCAATTACTATTGGAACCACCAACATTGTTTACAGCGAATACACAACAGCATTGCCATCACAAACTGGCAACTCAGGTAAATACCTGACAACCGATGGAACAACTCCTTCTTGGGGTGCTGCATCTGGTGAAACCTTCAATCCACTTCTACTGATGGGAGCCTAACTTGGCTACAACTTACAAGGTGCTAGGTCAAGTAGTTCCTAGCGCTAACACACTGACAACAGCATACACAGTACCTTCGGCAACGCAGACTGTTGTATCAACTATTACTGTTTGTAATCTTGGTGGTGCTCCAACAACTTACAAGATTGCTATTCGCCCAAGCGGAGCAGCCATTGATAATAAGCATTACATTGCTTTTAGCGCTGGAGTAGCACCGCAAGACACAATTACCCTAACGCTAGGAGTTACTCTTGCCACAACAGATGTTGTGACAGTGGAATCAGTTACTGGACTCGTAGCATTTAATCTATTCGGAAGCGAGATTGCATAACATGGCATCAGGTAATATCAACTCAAGCAAAAGAAACTACGCACTGCCAACGCCTCCTACGGCTTCAACAGTAACTACAAGCGCAGTAACAGTAGCCACTACAGTTTCAGTTACGCCATCAACAATAGGTCCATTGGCAACTGGTTATATTTTTACCTCTGCAACTACTGGCGCTGGAGTAACATCTACTATTACAACTACTGCAGCCTCATCTCCAATTACAACTGCAGTATTTACTAATTTAAGTTCAAGTCAACCATACACATTTGTTGTTAGACCAGTTGACGAAACTGGTCAAGGTCCAACTACATACACAACAGCATCTACAGTTTCACCTAATTTGTATACAGCATCTACAAGTTATACAGCAGCATCAACTACTACTGTAACTATTCCACAATTTGCTACTCTTATGTCAGCAATTGTTGTTGGCGGCGGTGGCGCAGGTGCTGCTGGCGCAGGCGCTGCTGGTGGTAAAGGTGGTGGTGCTACTATATTTAAAGATTATGCAGTAACTGGTGGGTCAACTTGTCAAGTAGTTGTTGGCGCTGCTAGCGCACTTAGCAAAATTACTGTTGGTGCAACCATTATTGCCCAAGCAAATGGTGGTACTACAAATGTGTATGGTAGTGGTACATCCAATGTTGCTGGTGCAACAAACTCTAATACTGGTGCTCAATTAGTTCCATATTCATTAACAAATGTAAGCATTACGCAAAGTCACAGCGGTGCTGGTGGTACTGGTGGAGATACTTACGCAGGTTATGTTGCTAATACTGGCGCTGCTTTTGGTTTTGGCGGAGGCGGTCAAGGATTTAACAGTGACAACGGTGGACCTGCAGAAGGTGGCATAGGTGCTGGTGGTACTGGTGGAGTCGCACTATTCTTTAGATAAATAAATGGTAATATGTTGCTCAAATTAAGGGGTGATATATGAAAGAGATAACATTTACAAATAGGTATGGTTTTGATTTTTTCTCTCCGCAACCAGCGGTAAAGGTAATACCAGAGTGGTATAAAAAACAAAGCGAATATACCACTGGTGAAAAAAAAGTATCGTTAGATAATTCAACACCTGCTACTGTAAAAAAATGTATGCCAGTATTTGATGCACTTACATCTGGCTATATTTTATTCACACCAGTAGATGTGTATGTATCCCAAAAAGATGGCATGCCTTATTACCAATGGTCATCTCAAGATGCTATTTCTTTTCATCCAGTTGCACAAGCAGATAATCACCCTGCTAAAAATGGGTTTCCTTATCCCAAATGGATGAACCCATGGGCAATTAAAACATCAAAAGGTTATTCAACTTTATTTATTTCACCTATGCACAATCCAAACAATATGTTTACTGTGCTTGAAGGTGTAGTAGATACTGACACATACACCGAAATAGTTAATTTTCCATTTGTTCTTAAAGACCCGTTGTGGGAAGGCATGATTCCAGCGGGTACGCCAATGGTCCAAGTCATACCGTTTAAACGGGAAGCATGGAAAATGAAAATTGGTGGAGAAAAAGAACTAAAAGAAAACGCAAAAGTAGGAGCAAAGTTACACACTTTGTTTTTTAATAAATATAAAACATACTTCTGGTCCAGAAAGGAATACAAATAATGGCTGATGCCACGTTTACACTATACAGAGGAGCACCAGGAACCTCTAGCATAAACCTTTACACATCCCCAGTGGGCATGTCAACAAAGGTTTCTAACATTGCTATCACAAATACAGCAGGTACTGCTGGTACTGCGACAATAGCATTAGGTGGAATTAACTTATGCAGTGCTCTTTCTATTGCAGCAAACAGCACAACATATCTTGTGCCTGAGCAAATCGTTTACAACGGAGAAGCAATAACTGGCTTAGGTTCTACAGGGTCAATTAACTTCCACATCGCTGGAGTAGAAATTTACTAATACAGTAAATATATTTTTACCCCTTGAGCATGGGTATAAACTGCTCCTATTTTTATGTCTTAATACTTAAGGAGATACAGTGGCTAGTCGTTCACCAGATATATCCGAGCGCACGATAATTGATTTATCTGGTCGCCTATCTACATACTACGATTTAAACGGTAACGCATTTGATGTGGCTATTGGTGGCTTGCCATTTATCATGGCGGTAACAGACAACACACCATACAAACGACAGACTGCAGAGTTTCGTGCTCAGCGTGTAGACCAGATGCGTGACCCAGGTGAACACACACTTGCTGGTTCAGGTTACTGGACACGCAGCCAATCTTCTTGGCACTATGGTGAGGGTGTTCAATTCACTGAGCCTATGGAAGGCAACGACAACGAAGTTCGCTTTCGCTTCCGTGACTCCTACGGTGTAGATGTATGGACTCCAGGACAAATTAACTTACTTAAAAAGACCACACTTGTTCAGGCTTTTAGCGGTGCTTGCAAGATAGATACAGGCGCTGATACCTCTGGTGTTGCCTTCCTTGTTGCAACAGATATGGCACCACGCGTTGCGCAAACCAATGCAATCTATAAAATTACAAGCGCTGGTACATCTACCGCCCTTGTCACCTTTGCTTCTATTAGCAATGAAACAATCCTTGGCACTACATCTGATGGTACATACTTGTATGTGGCTACCACTGCTGGTATCTACGATGTTAAATTATCTGATGGAACAATACATAAACATTATGCTTACAATGCTTTAACAGCAGACCATGTAGTTCTTAAGTATGTTAAAAGCCGTATTGTTGCTGCATTTAAATTTACCGATGGAACATACGCAGCCTATCAACTTACATTTTTAAATAAAGGTGCTGGTGCTGTAGTTGATATAAAATCAACAATGAACGCTGCCAGTGGAACTATTATTAACGGCTCAACAATCATGCCAACACTATGGACATGGACTGCAATAACCGAAGGTTCTAATGCTATCTACTTAGGTGGCTATGCTGGTGAGCACTCTAGTATTTTTAAATTAGCAGTAGATAATACTGGCGCTTTAGGAACTATTGTTACTGCTGCCGTAATGCCACGCGGTGAAATAGTATTATCTCTTTACACATACCTTGGCACATACCTTATGCTTGGCACAAGCAAGGGTGCACGCATTGCAACACTAGACCAAAACGGTGACATGAACTATGGACCATTGGTGTTTCACAATGAGAACGGTGTCTATGATTTTGAAGGGCGCGACTCATACATCTGGGCTGGCAATACCAACGGAGTAAATACCAGTTCAGGTACTACACGCATTAACCTTGGTCAACCACTTACCCTCATTGGCTATGCTCAACCTATATCTACGGGTGTATATGCCCGTGCAACAGATGTCTTTGCAGATGGTATTACTGGCGCAGTAAAAGCAATTCGTATTCTTGGTGCTGGTAACCAAGTTGCTTTTGCAATCTCTGGCTCTGGCATTTGGTTACAACATGCAACAGACTTAGTTACATCAGGACAAATCCGCACTGGTCGTATTCGTTATGACACCATGGAAAACAAAGCATGGAAGCGTATCCGTATCCGTACCACTGATGACTTAGCAGGCGGAGATATTGAAGTCTATAAGATTGGTCCGACATCGGACACCGTTGTGACTACACTTTATGAAGGCACTAGCACCACTGCTGATATTGATTTAAATGATGCTTACCCAGAAGCAGGACCTGATGCATCGTTTAAACTTACCCTTACTCGTAACACTACTGATGCAACCACTGGTCCTGTAGTAGTGGGCATTGCTGTTAAGGCTTTGCCAACGCCTACTCGTGCACGCATCTTGCAAATCCCACTCTTTTGTTTTGACAAAGAAACAGACAAAACAGGACAAATCATTGGCTATGAAGGTTACTCAAAGGAACGCCTTAGTGCACTAGAAACTATTGAAGCCATGGGAGAAACAGTTATTCTCCAAGATTTCAACGCTGGTGGTGACCCATTTGAAGTTATCATTGACCAAGTTACTTTCACTCGTTCCACTCCATCAAACCGTAACTACACAGGCTTTGGTGGCATCATACAAATCATAGCAAGAACGGTTGTTTAAACATGACACCATCCGATTGGGCTGCATTAGCAGTTTCCATTTTTACTATTGTCGCTGGCTTTACAGCAGCAGTGCGCTGGCTTGTTAAGCATTACCTTAGCGAACTCCGCCCCAATTCTGGCTCAAGCCTCCGTGACTCCGTTGACAGACTAGAGGAGCGCGTAGACCGCATCTACGAAATGTTATTAAATAAATAATTGAAAGGTTAAAGTGAAACTTCCCCCAAAGTTCCGCAACAGTTTAACAGTATTTTTTATTCTCTTTAACTCTATGTTCTTGTTCCCCATGATGGCAAGGGCAGAAGATGTACCAACGGTTACTACTATTGTTACCGCAGGTGGAGATGATGTATCGTACAGAGTTCCACTACCAGTAGCAGTTGTATTTGATGGCGTTACTTATCAAGATGTATATGCCACAACCAACTCAGTCATTACATTTGGTAGACCTGATGGTACCTACTGGGATTATCCAGTTACCCCATCTATCTCTATTCAATCCCGTGACTGGTGGGTTTTGCCTACTCGCATGCCTGATACACATTTCATTATCAATGTAAGTGATGGTGGCTTTCAAGTAGACGGTGCATACCGTCCTTATGGAACCTATGCTGGCGATGTAACTGCCATTGTTATTACTGCACAGATTCAAACAGATGGCACCGTTGCATATACATACAATGTAGAAGGACCCTTGCTGGGTAATGAGCGCACAGGTGCGCGATTAACAGATGGAACTATAGTAACTCTTGAGCAAGCAGATGTAATTCAGGTTGAGGTTGTTCCTGTTTTGGAACCCGAACCAGTACCACCTGCCCCTGTTCCAGAACCGCCTGTCGTAATCCCAGACCCAGTGCCAAATCCAGAACCTCAGCCTCAACCTGTGCCAGGACCCCGCCCAATGCCCGAATACGAGCCTCCAGTCCAGCCATCAGAACCCGAACCGATGCCAGAGATTCCTCCAGAGGAACCTCCTGCAGAAGAACCTCCTGCTCCTGTAACTCCTGAACCTGAGCCTGAACTTCCACCTATAGAACCAGACCCAGCACCAGAGCCAGAGCCAGAAGCACCTGCTGTAGATGAGCCAGTAGAAGAATCCACTCCATTAGAACCTCCAGTTGTAAGTGTTGAAGATGTTAACCTTGAAAGTTTAGCACCTGATACACCAGTAGAACTGGCAAACGGTGTAGTGGTTACAGCGCAAGTCGCAATGGCTGTAGAAATGTTACAAAACCCAGCAGAATTTGTACAAAATTTACTTACCGACCCAATCGCAGCATTGACTGCTCTTGGTTCAGTAGGTGCTGACCTTCCCCCAGAGGTCCGTGAAGAAGCCGAGAAGGTGGTTATTGCAGCCATCATCGCAGGCAATATCGCAACCCAAGCAGCAGCAACCGCTGCAGCATCAGCAGTGTATAGGAGAAAACTATGAAGAACTTTCTATCTGATATTGCCAATCAACTGTGGACTCTCCTCGGCATGTTTATTGCTTGGGTAGTTCTTACTGGCTCAGCCAAGACAGTGGTTGGTTATTCAATTGTGTTAGCCATGATTGTATGGACTATCACTTTCAAACTACGCAACCCAAAGGAATAAGTTATGGAAAAAAGTGCCAATGGTTGGACTGCTTCTAAAGACAAAGAAGAAATTGATATTAAACATTTCCCTGTAGAGGGCACAAAGATTAGATTGCAATGCAATGCAATTGCAGGACCAGTCTTAGCAGCCTTTGCTGCAGAGTTTCACATCAATGTTGAACCACTAGAAGAAGGTGAGTTTGATGATTGGTCATACGCATACCGTGCTATTAGAGGAGAAACTACTGGTCTTTCCAATCATAGTTCTGGTACAGCCATTGACCTTAACGCAGCCAAGCATCCGCTTGGAAAAGAAAATACTTTCACTGCAGAACAACGCAAAACACTAGATATTCTTTGCAAGAAATATGGGCTTCGCGGAGGCTATACATATAAAACTCGCAAAGATGATATGCATTTTGAAATCGTGGAAACACCTGAACAGGTAAAAGCACGAGTTATTAAAATGAAACTAAAGTAAAGGAACCCCAATGGACAAAGAAAAAATCAAGCAGATTGCTCTAACATACCTACGCTCTGCAGCAGCAGTAGCAGCAGGATTGTATATGACTGGCGTACATGACCCAAAGACATTGGCATCAGCCTTTGTTGCAGGTCTAGTAGGACCAGCACTCAAAGCACTTGACCCATCAGCAAAAGAGTTTGGTATTACAAAGAAGTAAGTTTAAACAGAGAAGCCCCTCGCTTAATTGCGGGGGGCTTTTTTGCTTTACTTGCCACCCTCTTTAATGTAATTCATATTTAAAAGAACTCTAATTTTTTCATTGGTATGACTGGTGCCTGAGTGTTTGTAATGAGATTCAAACTCAACTAAACGATTAGCCTTGCAATCTATTTTTGTGCCATCTTCAAAGACAGTATAACCATCAGTATCATTAAGATAAAAAATTGCAGTTGTGCAGGGAAAATTAAAATCAGTATGCCAACCTTGCTCAACAACTTTATCCTGTCGTGTCTTAAGATTAGCCTTAATTCTTATCCATGCCTTAGGGTTAATTTTGTTAATCAATGGTTGAATAACTGCACCATTGCTTTGCCACTGCCAAAAATTATAGAAGGTGTGCGTAAATTGAAAATGTTGATTATCTAAATCTGTTGTAATAATTTGTGGATTGTAATACCATGGAAACTCTCCACCACTTAACATAACTTCTTGTATTTTTTTTAAATCTTCTTCTGGTAAAAAATTATCTATAAGATTATATTCCATCTCTTTGTTCCCAATCTCTATTGGCTTGAGTCTTTAATCTGTGGCAGTTAGCACACAGTGTTTGTAAGTTTATTATATCATTGTTTAAATGGTTGCCATCTATGTGGTCAACATCTAATTGAGTGCGGTGCTTGGCAACAAACCCACACTCCTCACAATAATCCTTTTTATTCTTGTATTGACTGGAACGATATAAGTTATATTTATTTCTACAAGACCAACCGTATTGTTTCTTCTTTAATCTTGCGGGTCCACAAACTGCACAGATACCCCATCGTTTGGCTGGGTTCTTGAGCAGCATCTTGTGCTGCTGAGGCTTATCCGCCCGTGGAGTAGAAGCCTGTGGCATTAAACTTTACTGGGGGCGCAGTCCATACACGCTCCATCTGTGTGTGGCAGGTACACATAGGTGCATCAGACTCTGCATGTATTGAACGCTCTACTGTGTAGACAATCCCACATTGTGGACATCGGTAGTCATAACTACTCACGAGTATTAAGTAACCTACGTAATGCGTTTAAACGGGTCAAGCGGTCTATCTGTTCTGACTTCTTGCCATAATGATAAAAAAATCTTGCAATGGGAAACCAAGTAATAATCATTAAGACTATAACTGCAATCATTTAAACCCTATCTAGGGGAGTAGGTGCTGTAACTAAGGCTCCACACTCAGAGCAATTGGCATCTAATGTATAAAGAGAAATTTCATAATCTTCAAAGCATGCAAGTATGTTGAATACTTTTTGCCCACAAGGGCATGCATGAGTAGGCACGCCACGGTAATCTGTTACACTGCTGGCTTGCTCCGCTCGGCTTAGCAGCCTCGCTATTACACCCTTGCTTCGCACGAACAGCAGTCTAATAACTGTTTAAACAAATTACAAGTTTGTAATTCCTTGGGCGTGTCGCCAGATAGAGCAGACATTGTGTAGTAATCTCCTCTATTGAAGGAGAAATATGACACTTGAATCAGTAACAGGTAAGAATTATGTTAGCCACTCTGCCCTAAATACATGGCTCAGTTGTGGTTGGCAATTTTACTTATCACGGATAAAGCATGTTCCCGAAGCACCATCATATTGGTTTGCAGGTGGTAGTGCAGTGCATGAAAGCACTGAACTCTATGACCGTTTGTACTTTGGTACAGATAAAGAACCAACTTTTTCATCTACCGATGCTTTTGTTGAAGCGTGGGACCGTAACTTTAAGGCTGCAGATAATGGCATGCCATGGAGAGCAGGCGGAAAACAAAGCAAGGCATATCCAAACAAAGAAGATGCTGCTTGGTGGATGGAAAAAGGTCCAAAGATGGTTGACTTTTGGATGCAGTTTCGTCAAGACAGTGGTTGGTCGTTATGGAAAACACCTGCTGGTGAACTAGCCATTGAAACAGAACTTAATCAGGAAGTTGGGGGCGTACCTATTCGTGCGTTTCTTGACCGACTAATGGTTGCACCCACTGGTGAGTTAGTAATCGTGGATATAAAGACAGGTTCTAAAGAACCAGCCTCGCTTACTCAACTTGGTATCTATGCAATTCTTGTAGAGAAAACTTTTGGTGTTCGTCCTACCCTTGGTTCATACTTTATGACACGTACAGGTGAATTAAGTATGCCTCAAAATCTTGACCGTTATACCGAGGCTCGCCTTGGTTCATGGGCTAAAGGTTTTGAATTAGCCATTGAAAATAAAATCTTTATCCCAGCACCAGGATTTATGTGTGGCACATGTTCTGTTAACAGTTCATGCTACGCTGTTGGCGGTAAAGACTCTCACCTCTACCCTGAAATAACAATAGGAGAAAATAAATGAGCACAACGGAAGCAGCATTTCAAATTAACTTCAAGACAAAAAGAGATGGCATGTTAATTAACCTTCGTGCCAACGATGCTCTTGAACTTGATGGTTTGTTAGATGCAATTACACAACGTATATCTACATTGATTGACCTTGAACAAACAGTTGAATCAATGGCTACACCTACACAATCAGCAGCAGTTGCTGCAGTTACTGCTGCGTTTCCACACGCAACACCAGTGGCAGGTTACAAGCCAGCAGGTGGACCAGCACCTGAGTGTGCATGCGGTGGTGGAACAATGCGTTTGGTGCCAGCAGGTATTGCAAAGGCAACTGGTCGTCCGTATAAGGGCTTCTATGCTTGCCCTAAGCCACAGGGACAGGCTTGCAATAACAAGGTACCTGCATAAAACATGCATCTACTTAGCCGTGCTATTAAAACAGCATCACAAGGGGGTGCCACGCTTCCTGTTGTGTGGCACTCACTTGCTGCACAACAAATAGCAATCCGTTACGGCGAAGTAAGCATGATTGCTGGACCGCCAGGGGCAGGCAAGTCAACGCTTGCTCTGTCTTTGGCGGTTAAAGCAAAGGTGCCTACTCTTTATATCTCTGCGGATACTCACTCTCATACCATGAGTTTACGTTTGCTTGCTCTGCTTACTGGCAGACATCAATCAGATGTTGAACCACTTATGGAATCAGATAGGGATTGGGCAGCACAAATGCTTAAACCTGCTGACCACATTATGTGGGAGTTTGATTCATCACCATCGCTAAAAGATATTGAAGATGCCGTACTTGCAGCACGTGAACGCTTGGGTGAAGATGTGCGTTTAGTTGTATTAGACAACGCAGTTGATGTATCTATGGATTCACAAGATGAGTGGGGTGGGTTGCGCACGCTTATGAAAGAACTTAAATGGTGGGCTAGAGAAACTGGAGCAGCAGTAGTTGTGTGTCACCACACCAGCGAAGGCGTTCCTGGAAATCCATGTCCTCCACAAAAGGCACTGCATGGAAAGGTAGCGCAGACCCCTTCGTTAATCCTTACTGTTCACAATCAAATTTCTACAATGGGTGTGTGTGCAGTAAAAAACCGTTATGGTCCAGCCGATGCTACTGGTGGTACACCAGTGTGGTTGTCTTACGAGCCAGCATCAATGCAAGTATTAGATGTTGTTTCTTACGAAGCAACACAGTTATTTTAATACGTACACCTTTGATTGGAGGAAACTTGTTTGGAAGAATAAAGAAACTAATTGGTTCAAAGATATTACGGATGAGAAATACGCAAACTACTTCGCATACGGATATGTTTATGGACAAGCACGAGATGGAAAAGATATTAGTAAAGTTGAATTTACCTCAGGAACTACGGGAAACAATACTGACCGAACTCCCTCCTCTCTTTGAGAGGTTGGATGATATGGCTAAGAAAGCATACGACCCTACGCAAGTATGGTTAGAGTCAATACAATTTGCTGATTATGTAACACAAATAGGTGAACACATACAATCGTGTGATTCAGAAATTTGCATAGATGAAGTATCTGAACAACTGATTAACATGTCTAACTCGTTTAAACAAATGGGTGAGAACGCACTTACACTGCTTGATGAAATGGAAAAGGAATCAGATGGCGAACAGTAATCAAGAAACTTTATCTATTGGCTGGTGTGATAATGGCATGGTAGATGGCAAGTTTGCCGAAGGTCTTATGTATACAACGGTGACTGCACCTACTCACAAGATGGCGGTTAACAATGCCTTGCGTGTTCAAGGTAATCAGATAGGAAGGCAACGCCAAGCGCTGCTTGATATGTGGTACGACAAAGTAAAGACAGACTGGTTGTTATGGGTTGACTCTGACATTGTGCTTACCACCGAGGTGCTTGCCATGCTATGGAAAATAGCCGATAAAAATACCAAGCCAGTTGTATGTGGTACTTACTTTATCTCCAAGCAAATGGAGTCATCGCTGATGCAACCTATGCCTGCTTTGTTTACCGAGGTGAGTGAGTTTGAAATCAAATATCTACACCCACTACCTAAGGATGAAGTAGTCAAGGTTGATTGCGCTGGCTTAGGTCTTACTCTTATGCACCGCAGCGTTGTTCCTAAGTTGCGTGCCATCTCGCCTGACTACTCGGTCTTTGCTGAGAAGGAAGGGCTAGGAGATAAATATATTGGCGAGGACATTGTGTTCTTTCGTAACCTAAAGAAGGCAGGTGTTGATGTGTATGCACACACAGGTGCCATTGTTAAACACATGAAACGCTTTTCTTATGATGAGAATTATTATGCATTGTATTGGCAAGCAGCAGCAGTAGCAGAAAGGCAGACAAATGGTGACACAACAAAAGAGTAACAAGCGTAGAGGCGCAGCCTTTGAGATTGACTTGGCTGATTGGTTTGTTGAGGGTGAACATGATGCTCAACGCTTACCTCGTGCTGGTCGCAACGACATAGGTGATGTCTTTCTTAGAACAGTCAACGATTTGTATGTGATTGAGGCTAAGGCACCACGGCGCGATGGCAAGATAGATTTATCAGGTTGGATTCGTGAGGCTCAACTTGAAGCAGAGAACTATCGCATCGCTAAAAAGTTAAAGATAGCACCAACTGCTTTGGTTATTATCAAAGCATCTAACAAGGGTATTGAGGAGGCTTACGTAGTTCAAAGGCTGAGTGATGCTCTTGCAAAACTCTAAACATGACTTGGGAAAAGTATTAGAACACTATGGTTTTACTATCCCTACTACTAGCACCACTTGGCTTACTGTTCGTTGTGCTTTTCACGGCGATAAAGTTAAATCTGCTCGTGTAAATTTAAACAATGGTGGCTTTCGTTGCTTTGGTTGCGACATGGCTGGCGATGTTTATTCAATTATTATGAAAAAGGAAGGTGTTGGTTTCAATGAGGCTAAGCAAATCGCAGAGAGAATTACTGGAGAAAGCAACGGAGAATTACGCAACAAATCTAACAGAAATTCTTCCGTATCTAACGAGCAGAGGTATCACAGAACAGACAGCACGTACGTTTCGCCTCGGCTACGTAAGAGAGCCTGAGATTGGACACGAACCTTACCTTGGCAAGTTAGCAATCCCATACCTCACACCATCGGGTGTGATTGATATTCGTTTTCGTAGTTTAAACAACGATGCGGGTCCAAAATATCTAAGCAGACCAGGTGCTAACACTCACATCTTTAATGTTCAAGCGCTCAATAATGATTCTGATTTTCTTGCAATATGTGAAGGTGAATTAGATACCATTGTTGCAACACAGGCTGGCTTTAATGCAGTCGGTTTGCCTGGTGCTAACAACTGGAAATCTTTTTATGGGCGTGTGCTTGCTGATTGGGCAAAGGTAATACTGTTATGCGATGGCGATAATGCTGGTCGTGAAATGGCTAAGAATCTAAGTAGAGAAATAGACAATGTGTTTCCCGTGTTCATGCCTGAGGGTCAGGATGTAAATGATGTCTACCTATCCGAAGGGGCAGAGGGTCTGCGCAAACGCGCAGGTGTTTAAACACATGATGGTAAACAAATCTTCGTTTGATTTGGATTTTGGATATGGCAGGAAAGGTGAGCAGTTAGTTGAGGAACTGCTAACTGGTGGTAAGACAGTTGAAGTAAAGCGTGACCGTAAGTGGATAATAACTAACAACCTGTATGTTGAAACTGAGTGCTTCTTTAAAAAAAGAAATGCAGTAGCACCGTCAGGTTTGTCTGTAACTGAGGCTGCTTACTGGGCGTTCGTGCTTGAAGGCAGTACCCTTATCGTACCAACGGATGCACTGCGCTATGCAGTTGCTAACTTTGGCAGAGAAATTACTTGCGAGATACCACCCAACACAAGCAAGGGTTATCTCATAACAGTAGATGATTTAATGACGGCGACAAGGAAGTATAACAAGTGATAAACAAAGAAGAACTATGGGAGCAAGTGTATAAAGTTGCTCGCCAATCTGCTTCCCGTTGCGCTCGCATCCATCGTAACTTGGTTTCATCTGATGATGTATACCAACACCTTAACCTATGGGCAGTAGAACACTGGCATAAGATTGAGGAGTGGGAAGGGCAAGAGTCTTTAGTGTTTAAACTTAAGCGCACGTTTCACAACGAGGCGCAGAAGTTTGCTGCTAAAGAACGTGCATATAAATCTAAATCAAAACCTAATGATTCTTTTTATTACACGCATGAAATCTTGCAAGAGTTACTTAAAGATGTATGGAATTATGAACAGTGGGTGCAGTCAGGTTCACATGCTGATGCTGAGTTTATTCAAAACACAAGCAAACCAAGCGAGGGTATGAATCGTGAGGCTATGTTGTCTGATGTTTCGTTTGCACTTGAACGTTTAAACGAACAGGATAGGTTGCTCTTGCGGCGTAGGTTTGAGGGAGGCGGCTTGGATTTTGATGCGCTTGCCATTGAATACTCTGCAAGCGAGGAGGCACTGCGCAAAAGGGTGAGTCGTGCTCTTACTAAACTACAAGACAGGTTAGGTGGCGAGCAACCTCAATGGAACAACCGCCGATACAAGAAACAAGAGAAGGAACAGTAATGGAAAAGACACTGGCAATACATCTTACTGAGCAGCGCGAGCAGATAGCAAGAGAGATTGAAAATAAAATTGGTTGCGAAGATGCAGCAGAAATAGCGAGAGGTGTTAAATGATTATTGGTTTAAGTGGATACGCACAGTCAGGCAAAGATACAGTTGCTGAGTTGTTGTGTTTAAACTATGGGTTTAAACGCATCTCGTTTGCACTACCTATGCGTGATGCAATCTATACGCTTAACCCATACATTATTAACGAAGGTTTAAATGAGGGTCAATGGCGTGTGGCTGATGAGATTGACGAGCATGGGTGGGAGATTGCTAAGCAGCACCCCGAAGTGCGTAGGTTAATGCAAGTATTTGGCACCGAGGTTGGGCGCAATATGTTTGGTGAAAACTTTTGGATTGACCAAGCGTTTAAACGGGCAGAAGAATACGAACGAGTTGTGTTCTCTGATGTGCGCTTTCCTAATGAAGCAAAGGCTATTCAGAATAAAGGTGGTGATGTGTGGCGTATCAACAGACACAATCATGCACCAGTTAATACACATGCATCTGAAAGTGCTATGAATAACTTTATGTTTAAACATGTTATCTACAATGATGGCACGCTTGATGATTTATCTGATGAAGTATTTATGTTGGCTAAACAAATAAGTTTGTAAAATGCAGAAGCCTCGCAAAGGACTGGAATACTCTGCGAGGCTTTTGTATGGGCACCTTCTCTACGCTTCCCCTACATAAAGGAGATGCCCTACATAAAAACTATACCATATTGAGTGGCTCAGTAATAACCCACCCTCTACGTTTTCTCTCTACTTGCCTACGATATGGCGTGCTTCCACCCCAAATTCCGTAGCGTTCATGGGCTAAGCCCCACTCTAAACATGTGAGCATGACTGGACACTCAACACACATGCGGGCAAAGACTTGCTCCTCCTCAGGTCGGAAGATTTCTTTATCGGGAAAGAATAATTCTGTGTCTATCCCTCTGCATATCCCTTGCTCTGCAAGTTTCCTGTTCCACCGTAGTTTAAACGCAGTGCCAGTCTTACCCCGATTAGTTTTTTCTTCTTGCGCTATAACTTTGTGGTGCTCAGGTCTAATAAGTTTTGTATGGGCTGGCATATCCTGCTCCAATCATATAATCAAGCAGGTTAGTTAGTAGTAAGTCGGCTTTCATTGGGCGTATCACTACTGGGTCAAGTGCATCCTCGGCATTGAACGTCAAGCCTTGGTCAACGAGGTGTTGTTTAAGTTCCATTACGAGTGCTTGATACATCAGTACCACCCCATTGCCAAGTGATGAGCGTATGCTTTACATATCCCACCTGTCTTTCCGTAGTGTCGGTCAATATAAATAAGTCCAGCATCCACCTGTTTAAACCCATCCCATGTTGGTTTAACTTTAATGTTTACCCATGTTTGTGGTTTAAGTTGTGCAATACCCGATGCCCCACCGCGCTTGTTTAATGCAGCAGGTCGCCAGTTGCTTTCCTTCATCCACAATTCATAGAGGCATGGATACTGTTCAAGTTTGTTTTGTTCTGTTAAACGTTGAATAGCATGGTGTTGGTACTCGTTGGTGTAGTAAGCAACCACCTCACCCTTGGGTGGGTGTGAAACTATCTGTACTCGTGGGTTAAGCACGAGAAAGATTCCGAGTACCACCACCGTTACAATCCATATCCGCGCATGCGGGTGTACGTGTTTAAACAAGTTCACTTGCTATCTCCTTATGCTCAGGCAATACACGCTTGATGAAGTCAAGTAACCCATCGTCAATGTTTGTATCGTACCCATCGCCATCGTCAACACCAAGAACAATCATGTTGCCCATAAGCAGTGGGTTATTACCTAGCATGAAGGAGAGTGCACCACCGAAGCCGTTCATTGGTAGTCCTAGCATGATGCCCTCCTCGTTTACGTAAGCAGTGGCAAAGTCGTTACCGAAAGCATCGTAAAGTTTTACGATTTCAATTAGCCCACCCACTGCATCTTGATAGTCGGAGAGTTGTTTAAACACTCTCTCCTCGTATGTTCCGTCCGTGTGTAGTACCACGCCTTTGATTTCAGGATGTTTACTCATGGTTTTCTCCTCTCAAATTAGCAATCGTTTGTTCAAGCATGGCTATGCGTTCAGCCTTGTTTAAACGAGGTGTGATTCCGTATCTTAACTTGGCTGTCTTTAGCATTGCTTCGTATTCGGTGGTGTGATTAGAGATTAGTTCCTCTACCGCCTCGTACTTTGCCCTTGCGTACATGTTGCTTGAAATACTCATTGTTATACCTCCACATCTATTCGTTCAGGTTCAGTACCGCATGGATATTTTGCTGCTGCATGCCATTGCTTGGATGAGCAGTCTGCACATCGTACCTCATGGTCTAAGTCCATCATCCATAAGTGCGTTGCGTAGTTTTGTTTTGCTTGTTCAGGTGTACCATCAAATGGTTTTGGTATGTTCATGTTTAAACACGCTCTTTAAGATTTACTTGTTGACGATACGCGTTAACGATACGGCGCAAGTTAGTGTTATCTTTTGCGAGGCGTGCGTTCTGTTTCATTGCCATGCCAAGCACGATTAACACGCTAAGCAAAGCAATCATTACTGCAATCATATCTCCAGTTGTAAGCATTATGTTTTCCAATCTGTTTGTTTTAGTAGCGTTCGCTACATAAGAAATACTCCTCCTTAATGAATAAAATGTCAAGGATTTCGTACATATTTTTTTTAATTTTGTACAAATTTATTTTGTTTAAACGCTTGACTTTAAGAAAGTTCCAGGTATATTGCTGTTGTCATAGTGTTTAAACAGTGCGTTTAAACAATGAACTCCAGACTTCCAGGTACACTAGCAATCTTGGTTGTTTAAACAGTTGTCTATCCCAGGCAACACTCGTTGTGCAGATGTGGTCATCGTTTAAACACCATGAAGATGGCATAAAAATAACCCCGCCGAAGCGGGGCTATCTTTATTTACTTATGCGGTGTATGAATCCTCATCATCCCACCAGTGGTACTGCTCCTTGGCACGTGGCGAGTAATCCCTCCACGTGTATGGGTCAACGGCTTTGTATGGTGTGAAGGTCTGATGCTCCACAATCTTTCCGTCCTTGACCTTGAAATACTCACCCTCTTTGGCTGAGTATTCCCACACTAGGTCTGAATCCAGCATGATGCTTGCATTGAATATGGTTTCCGCAGTGGAGCCATATACAAGGGAGCCTGATTTAGTCTGACCAATCCACAACGGCGATGAGTTGAGGCGTGCTAGATGTAGCGTTCGTGCATCGTTGTTGCCAATCCACGCAAGGGCTGCGGTGCCTTGCACCTGAGGCAGCACGCTAGTTGGATGCGCAGTACCAGCGAAGGCAAGCAGCGCAGCCACTGCCTCCGAATCCACCTGACCACGGCGCTTGACGTTGAGTTGTTTAAACAACGCGATGTCGTTGCTGATATGTCCGTTGTGAGTGAGCACGATATTGCCACGGGGAATTGGGTGGTTGTTATCGGTGTTGCTTGGGTTACCTTGCGTAGCCCAGCGAGTGTGAAGGATTGCAGTTGCAGCGTTTAAACACAAGCGTGCACCTACCTTGGGTAGATATTGGCTCGCTGCAATTGGTGCCTTACTGATAACGCGATTGCCTGAGGTTGAGTTAATCCATGCTGCACCCGTGGCGTGTTGTCCACGGTGTTCAATGTCCAGCAGCATCTGACCTGCAAGGCTAGTCGTGTTCGTTGATTGGTGGTCTTTAGGATTGAGGCAATAGCCTGCTATTCCGCACATATATTCTCCAGTCCGTTCGTTGGTTGATAAGTGAATTGTATCACCGCGTGGGTGTCGCGGTCAATGACCCTGTTTAAACGCGAGATGGTCGCCAGATAGCGAGCATCCTGCTCGGTGTATAGCCCACTGAACCTGCGCCCAGTGGGGTCAACACCTCTCACGATGTATAATTTACTCATCGCTCGCGAGCATGTAATAAGTGAAGGCTGCGAGCGTGATAATAATAAACGCTCGTCCATCGGTGAAGAATAGGGGCAGCATGTTTAAACACCTGCCTTTATGTTCATCACTAGCGCAGTGAATTTAACCTCGCCAGTATTAAGCGCAGCGATAGCCTCGTCAATCTCTTTCATGCTTGATGCGTGCAGGTTTACACCTACGCAACGGCTACCTTGAAAGATTGCATATTCTATATTCATGATTTCTCCAGTCTGTTTAAACACGACTCACCCTCTGTGGGTCGTGCTCGTAGGATTGCTCCTACTAGTGCCCGCAGAGGGGATTGCACCCTCACGCACCCACTAGGGGCGGGCTGCCTATTGCTTAGGCTTGACCTTGCAAGTCTGCTGCTCGGCGCTTTAGGTAATCGGCAGTGGTTGGATTGAGATTGCCCGCATTGGTGATTGCGTTGATGAGTAACTCGCAGTTGTTTAAACGTTGCGCGGTGCCTTGGTAGACATCGGCGAGCAGGTTGCTCGCAGAATAATCTATGAGTGAGGCGATGAACTCTGCCCACGCCACTGCCTTGCGACCATTGAGCGTGCCTTGGTGCAGGCGCACCTCCAACGTACCGTGGCGCTCAAAAGACATGAGGTTGAGCGATTGGTAACGGTCACCGTGCACGTCCGAGATATTGCCACCTCGTACGCGCTCGGCGTTGCGCTCTGCCTGCGCGATTGTGAGAGTTTTGGTGTATTGGTTGTTTAAACGAGATGATGCAACGAGCGCTCCGATTGCATCGTGCGCGGTGTACCAATTCATAATGAAATTGGCGATTGCATCGTGCGACAATGAGCGGGCACCGATATGCACGTGATAACCCGTGCTGCGGTCAACCTTGCCACCTGCACCGAGGAGGGCGCGGGTAACTGCCTGCGCATCGTTTAAACGCTCGGCGGTAAGGATTGGAGATACAACCTCCGCACCGTTGACGGAGCCATCCATAACTGCGCTCCATGACGTGTGCAGCCCGTGAGGGCGAGCCTCCACGCACTCAACGCCTGCAGCGTTTAGCACGCGAGATGCCTGCGCAACCGAGATACCTGCGACCTCTAGTTCCAACCCGAAAGTGTGGCTCATGAGTTCACCTGCATTGTGTTTAAACACGCAGGGCAGATTGGAGCGCCGAGGCGGTCAAGCGTTGCACGAGATACGCGCACGATATATGAGTCGCGCTCGCATGCTGCGCGGATGAGGCGGGTGGATTGTTTAGGTGCAGCCTCAACCTCCAACCGAGCGTGAGGATAAGCGCCGAGCATTGCGAGTGTGCCATAAACCCATGAGGGCAGGCTCACCAATTCGGGAGCAACCTGCGGAGCAGCGTTGCGCCATTGTGAGCCATGAGCCATTGCGAGCAGTGGCAGTACGAGGCGAGCAACACGCTGCGCATCGTCAACGGTTGGTGAGATGAAAATCTCGGCGGTAAAATCCTCCGAGGCGGTTGGAGGCACGATTGCAGCATCTGCAACGGTGCGACCTGTACGAGGTGGGAATCCGCAGGAGAGGCGAATCGCTGCCTCCTCGGCGTTGTTTAAACGCCCTGCGATGTGTGGGCGTGCAGCAATTGCAAGTGCTGCGAGCCATTGTTCACGGTTGTGCATGTTGGTTTCCAATCGGTTTAAACGCTGCCCAATTGCAGCGTGCTGCGCACAGTCAATCTTATGAAGATGAACAGAAGGTGAACGCAAGGTGAACGGCAGATGAACTCTTTTGTTCCACATTGTGAGACGGTAAGCACGCCTGCTGCGATTGCTGCGGGGCGCGGGGCGATTGAGGAGCGGGAGCAGAGTTGTCGCAGCCTGCACCGATAGCGCTGCTCCTTGCCTAGCCCTGCCTGCTCACTGCTGCTGCCTGCTTGCATTGCTTGCTAGTAGGGCAGAGATTGCGGGGTCAGCGACCCCAGGGTTTTAAATATGCATGTATGTATGTGTATGTGTATGCACCCACATAACTTTGATAGGTGTCGTCATGTGTGCGCTGACCAGCACTTTTACCGTAGGCTATGCCGTAGGTAAAAGAAATAAAAATACTTT